ATATCACCCACACTAACCGCAAGTATCCGCGCTGAATCACGAAGCGCAGTTTTGTACTTTTCGGATCCTGGTATATAACCGTGTGCCATGATTGCTTTCTTCATGTGATCAAACTGAAGAAGTAGAACCATGTCATGAACGATGGCGTTGTAACGCTCGAACATTCCCTGGCCTGGAATGTGTTGCGTCCAACGTCCTTTAAGGAACCATTCGTCGTTCGTTCCTAGTTCGTCAATGTCCATAAGCGTTGTCTTACAGTCATCGATAGTAGCGTTAGGATTAACGCGGCGTAGGTTATACAACTCAAGATCAAGAGCATCCTGTAGGCGCTCATCGATTGTGAACATAGTTAAAGGAAGCTGAGCTTCGCGTGCTTCCTCGTATACATCCATTGCACGCAGTTCGTTGCCGATCTTGTGGAACACTTCGCGTCCAAACTTGCGAGTGCCATACGTCTTTCCATTGAACTCAAGTTGCATGTTAGGCGCGAAGAATCCACGGAAGCCGGCGATCAAAGCCTTCATACCAACAGCTGGGTTCGTCAGGAGAATAAGTCCAGCCTGCAATGTTGTAAATGCAAAGTCAGCTGAAAGCACAAGGCGGGTAATGTCATTGAACTGGTCAACAATGTTGCCCAGTACTTGATACTTTTCAGGCTTCTTGACTGGGTTAAATTTCTCTGGCATCGAAGGTCCGCGCATGTCAGAGTAGTCAACACGAATTGGCATAGGCGCCGGAGTCGCATCGTATGCCATGTCATCCGTAGAATCGACGCGCTCGTACATGACGGTCAATGGCTCAGCAGTTCGTGTTACCTTGACCGATGTATCTTTCTTGGTCCATGACGCAACATTAAGTGCTGCATGAGAGTTACGTGGCACAGCGATGTTTTGCAAAGCGTTGTCACCGCCAACACTGTGTTTCACATTAAGGAATACAATACCGTCGCGGTTCTTATGCTTAGCTAGTAACTTACTAACGGTACCAGCATCCATACCGCCACCGTTTAGATCAATGACCTGTGGGTTGTCCATACGGACATACTTCATCTTCTTGTTCTGGCCAGTTAGCCTATCAACACCAGATGGAAGTATGTATCCTTGAGCGGAACGCAACCAGATCGACGTTGGTGTGTCAGGTACAAAGCCTATCGTAACCAATGGTTTTCCAGTGCGTGGACGCAGAGCCGCTTCCTTGTACGCGGTCGCATCTTTCAGTACTGTTCGCGCAACATCAAACTTTGTCTGCTTCATATCAAGCTTTAATGCCATTTGAACTGAAGCGTTTTTAGTATTGCCGTCTGCTGCAAAATCTACGATTCGCTTGATTGTTTTAGGCGTTTTCTCACCACGATAGAAGTCATCAAGTGCAATCGACAATGAATCCATATCGTCGTCAGTTACGACTGCTGATGACGCCATGTCCTCCATAATGGCCAACGCATCCTGGCCGGCCATATAGCGACGAATACTACTCAGGTATGCGGGTGGAACATCTCCTATGGTCACATCAGGCCGGATATCCGCATTGGCTACCGATTCCACAAGTGGATGACCACCAGACCATTGCTTAAACTCTGGCGATTCGGTACGTGCATAATGAGCAGCAGCTTGATTAGGCGACATACCCATGACCTTGGTCATCAAGCGGAATGCGTGAGATGAGTTGCCACGGTAATCACGAACAGCAGTTACCTTGCCATTGTTACCAATCGTTATGCGGTCAGCCTTTGCTAGATCAACCATGCCACGCTTGGTCTGCGCCAATATATCTGGCTGCTGAATGAAAGTATCGGTTGCAGCAGCGTCATCGAATGTGTCAACACTGTCGAACATGAATTGGGACATTGGTATTACGGTATTTACATTTTCTTCACCTCCCCATTCCATTAAATGAGCTGCTGTCAGCACATACCTATTAATAGGCATTTTTGTATCTCGAAGAACGAGACCGGCGTTAACGGATAGTGCCTTTACCGTATTACTGACTGGTAACGGAACTATAGTTCCGTCTTCTTTACGAAGCTTAGCATCACCATTACGACTTACGATAACCGTACCTTTTGGTACGTCGCTGCTACCTTTAACACGTTGATATGTAAATGAGTCGCCCTCCATACCTCTAGGTGCATAGGCAAAATCGCTACCTCGACCTTCTTTTGTGTTAAGCGTCCAAATGTTTGCAACAGCCTTATTGGCTTCGATACCAGATGCAACTAATCGTTGCATGTATGCACGGTGAACCTTGTTGTAGTCTCCATTAGGGACAAGTTGCGCGCTGAGAGTAACGGCCATTTTACCGATAGTTGTATGTAAGGAGAGTGCTGACGCAACTTCACCTACTGTAACAAGATTACGAAGATAACCTATAGATGCTTGATGAGCTGAAGTGTAATCACCAAATTCAGACAACTCGCGGAATGTCTGAAGCATATCTTTAATAGGTTCTCTAAATTTTTCAACACGCCGCTTATTATCTCCAAGTCCTTCAAGGAAATCGGTTATGTGTTTGTCCGTTAAAGATCCGTTGTAAAGAGCAACAAGTTGATCGCGAGTTACATCTGTACTCCTAACGTTGAATGCATTGTCATTAGCATATTCGGGAACAGAGTTAAACACCTCTGGATCTTTAATCATATTAAGGAGAGTTTCTCTAACTGTTCCATCCGTTTTAACCACCGATGACATATTAGACAGGAACTTGTGAACAACAGGATGATTTATTCCGTTACGCAAATATTGGCTATTGTGTAAGAATGACGCAAGCTGTACTAGACCAGAGAACCCCTCATTGCGATACATACGGCGAATAACTGTTATCGGTTGTACGCCTTCAAGCATCTCTGGTGTAACGTCGCGAACGAGTCCATCAATACTTGTTCGCATGATGTACGCCAAGTTTTCGACATTAGCCGTACTTAGCAGTGGGTCGTAAACACGGGTTGATGCAGATGGTTGTGCAATGCGCATTTTGAGGACACTGTCAAACATCTCACCATTTACATCTGCATATTGCGTTGCAAAGTTGGTGTATGCATCTTTTGTTTCCTGGCTACGAATAATGCGTCCTAACGTATGGACGTTGATACCAGGACCAAAGCTCGGATGCTTTTCAATGATCTGTCGCCGGAAGTCAACACCAATACCAATAGGAGCAGTGTTTGATCCTGAAATAGAGAATATCTGTTGACTAGGATCGATAAGACCAAAGTCTTTAAGTCTTGGAGGGTTTGAGAAAACAAACACGTTTTCGCGTGGGATACCCAATGACTTAGCAAGGTCAGAATACGCCTCAATCGTAGCATCGGACATATTGATGTCTTTGATTAGGAATATCGGGAAATCGTAATCACGCTTAGTTAATGGTTTATCCGACTCGTACGTGTTGTATGCTATTCGACCGCGAGGCATCCATACGTCACCGGTGTCATCGTCACCAGTTCCATCTTCATCGTCTCCAGTGCCGTCTTCGTCACCGGTGTCGTCACCTGTACCGTCTCCGAAGTCATCTCCGGATCCGTCACCGTCTCCACCATCGTCAGGCCCACCTGTACCCGATTCATCAGCGGTACCATCGCCAGGCTCGGTGAAGCCCTCAAACATCTGTGGCTCGACAGCCTCAAGCCACTTCATGTTTTCGTCGTAGTAAGAACCGATGAACGAACTCAATGTATCCATCAAGTTAGCGTTCATACCATTGGTTAATCCACCGTATTCGATAACACTACTTATCGGAATCTCAAAGACGGAACGACCATCTGTAACGCTTACAAAACCAACGCGTGTACGGCTTTCAGGGTAGCGATCAAACTCTGCCTGATCTACTGTCGTAGCCTTCTTAGCAGTAACCCATCGCTTACTTCCGTTATGATTGATGTATAGGCCAGTTCCAGCGTAAATCTTTGCACCAGTGTATGGCGCACGCCATCGCACTGTGTAAGTACCATCAGGACCGCGCCGAATTGGTCTCTTACTCGCAATTGTTTGTATGACGCTATTCAGGTAACGACGAGTACCCTGATAAACCGTGTTGAGCGCCTGCGCTGGTTGTACCTGCTTTCGTACTCTAGTCCCATCACTTTGCAGTACCTCTTCGACTCGTCGTGGCGCCATACCGTTTTGGATATCAGCAACCATCATTGCCACTAATTGTTCTTCAATATGTGTAGGTAAGTTATCTATATCAGTAACTTCATTGATACCTGCACGGCTTAGCTGGTTCACTAACTTGCGACGTGACGCAGAATCCATACCACGGATAAGCGCATGTACGACTTCATGGATACCAGTCAACTGATCACGGGCAGCCAAACCAACGATGACATTCGATGACATACCAGTTTGTTTTGCACGCTTGAATATGAATCCGGTTGCTTCACCATCAAGTTTGGTGACATCATTGATAAAAGCAAACGATGCGAGTCGTTCTTTGTAGAACACGCGCATATAAGCAGCAACACTTTTGAGTACATCAGGATCCGTGTTAAACATTTCCCGATAAACTTTTTCGTCAAGAAGGTTGCCTTCATCATCTCTGACTTCGACAACTGCTTCCCCTGGCCGACCAGATGTCATTAACGCAGCATGTGTATCTAACGCTACACGTCCGCTTCCTTCGACTTGACGCATCGCCCAGGCTCTCGCAAAGTTATCGACTATACCTGTAAAGAAATAGGCACCATCGTTACTGAAATTGAATTGTTCAACCAATACAGTCTGTAACTGTCTGCGGTTCGCTACTTGGGTTGCGTCAGCTTCGACTACATCTCCACCGATGTCAAGTAGTACCTTCTCAATGACACGATTATTAACCACGTCAGATGGAGCTTCGTCTATATTCGGCCGCTCTCGAATACGGCGGCGCGACCTTCCACGGGATCTACCGGCGTCCTCTGCATCAGCACGCGCAGCCTCAAGTTCACGTTTAAGTCTTTCAAGTTCGGCCCGTGCCGCTTGGATTTCAGCCAGGTAAGCTTCTTCTCGTTGCTTAGCCTCGTCCATAGCCTTGTTCAACTTGTCTGTAAGTTCGGCTAAAGCAGCATCACTAATTTGTGTCGCCAACTGCAAGTTGGATGATCGTTCGTTCGCGTCAGTGATAGCCTTTGTCAGAGCCTCGATAAGGTCCTGCATCGATGTAAGATCAGTGCTTGTCTGTGGACGCCCATTCTCTATTATGCGTTGTAGACTTGCGATAGCCGCCTCGTATTGTGCCTTCTGGTCTAACAGTTCCCTGCGGAGATCGTCAGCGACTCTACGGGCTTCCTCACTGCTTGCCGCTGCCGCAGCAGCAGCTGCCTGCCCAAGTTCTGTACGAATCTTAGCCAGCTCTTCACGTAGAAGCGCCTGTTGTTCAGATGCACGACCTTGCTCCTCAGCTAACTTTTTCGTTAGTTCTTCGATGGCAAGTCTAGCTGCTTCCAGTTCTGCTGTCTTTGCTGCCTTTAATCGGTCAACCTCAATCTGCTGTCGTCGAAGTTCGCGGTTGGCTTCTTCTTGGATGCGACGTGCTTCCAATTGTTTATCGAGCATCTCACGTCGGAATTGGCGATCACGCTCACGTTCAGCCTCGCGCTTTGCTTCAGCCTCTTCACGCTCGCGTTTACGAGCCTCTGCCTTATCGGCAAGTTCAGCTGCTCGGCGTGCCTTCTCTGCATCCTCTGCGGTGGCATCTGCAAGATGAGCTGTTACTACAAATGTTCGGTCACGAACAGCCTGGCCCGTAGCATATGCAACAGAGTACTGAATTGCTTTATTGACTGCTTCGCGACGATCTAGTGTTGACGCAGGTGTGTATACAGCATCTGGTGTACCAGTTGCGTCAGGACTAGACATAGAGTTATAGAGATTGAAACTTCCGTCCGGATTACCTCGAAGCGCATACGTCGTACGATAGTCTCCAGTAACCTCACCTTTAGGGTTGAATTCTTGCAGGCGCAGTTGCAGAGAGACAGTACCGTTTTCGTTACGATCTATTGTTCCGTATACGTGCTTGTATCTGGTTCGGACGTTGAATGTTCGGGCTGAACTAAATTCTGTCGTAGCCTCAGTATCTGCGACGTCAGTATCAACTGACTCACGCATCGGTAGTTCATCTCTACCAAGGATTTCTGGATCACCTTCAACAGCGTCTTCATCCGCAGTTTCACCTTCTACGCCAGTAGTATCCTCAATAATCGGTGTTTCAACTTCGGCTTCTGGTTCAGCAGTGCCGAGTTCCGGGAACATATCAGTGAAGTCTTCTGTTTCCAACAGATTACGCAAAGCACTATTGACACGGCCCTTGGTTGCAGATGTTAGTTCAATGACATCAACATCTTCAGTAGCACGCGATTCTACTGGCGTCATTTCTGGTGTTTCTGCTGTACCTTCGCCAACTTCAGCAGATGTACGCGCAGATACTGATCCGACGCGGCCGTCACCGTCCACGTCTTCACCAATCATAGTTTCAGCTTCAGCTGGAGTAATGGGATTACCCAACTGGTCTGCGACAACCATATTGTTTTGAACAACAAAGGCAGCTTTACGTGGTTGATCAACTAGGCGGACTTTGTAACCACGGGGTGTTAGTTCTGTAATGATAGCGGTTTGCTGGCCAAACTCAGCGGTCATGACGTCTACAACATCGGCACGCTTGAACCTGCCATCTGCTGGCTCAAATCCCATAGCCTCTTCGACGTCGGCAGCAATCTCGGAACGAGCGGCTTCGATCGCCAGGTCTCTAGCCTTCTTATCGGTAATAGCCCGTGCATTATCGAACAGGTAACTCTTAGCGGACCGAGCGCGTGATACGGCTCTATTCTGTTCTGGTGTTAGTTCTACTACGTCAGCGGTGTTCGTATCTGGGTCATAGAACTTCCATTGCATGCGACCGACACGCTCTTGTGGTGCTAGTTCACCAAGATATGTTGGGAAGTATTCGTCACGTATGTTTCCAAGGACTTCTGGTTTTGCACCAGATGTATCCTCAATGTTGATTTGACCTTCGTTTACACGGATGTGTGTGCCGTCTGGCAAACCAACGATATACATACCCTGACGTGGGTCACCAACTGCTTTGATTACGCGACCAGGAATTGGTTCCATACCTTCTTCAAGGTAGATATTCTGCTTGTAAACGTATCGGTCGGCGTTATCAAAGTTATCCGGATTGAACTGCGATGGTCTTTCGTTTGGCGCAACACCTTGAGCAGCCATCGTATCGACCAGCTTTTCGGCAATCTTCTTGTTAGAGATTGCGCTAACCGGGACAACCATGATCTTACTGCGGCCATCAGGTGTTACATCACGCACAACTACGCCGGCGTCTCTCGAGATACCAATTACGTTTCGCGTTACACCAGATCGCCTATCACTGTAGGCAATGACTGGCTGTCGTTGGAACAGTGCAGTAATCGTCTGCAATTGTTCTGCTGCGTATTGTGAGCGACGGCCTTCCAAAGGTAACGCCATATCTTCAAAGATAGTCGCTTTGCGATTCTTACGATCGAAGACAGCATACTCAGCACCAGCAAGTATCGGTCTACCTGCGGCGTCCACACCAGGGCTATATCGACCACCAAGGTTCAGGCGCTGTAGTCCCTCATCACCGTAAGGCGTGATTTCTGACTCTATTGGACGAGCTGGTCTACCTAATTCACGGGACTGTCGAAGCTCTGTAAGCTTATTCAATGCATAGGCAGGATCTGTAATCTTATTCGCAAATTCAAACGACGCCTTGCCAAGTGGAGTTTCGCCACCAAGCAATGCACCAATCGCGCCATTGAATAGAATCTCCTGCGGAGACAAACCAAAGCCACCCTTAGCTTTTGCCGCTTCACTCTGCTGGTACGATTCGAACATACCTTGCGCGGCTTCGATGGAGCGGTCACCAATGTCGCTGACAGTTGCTTGTACCTGTGTATTCTTTAGTGCTTTGGTCACACCACGACGGGATATCTGACGTGCGGCCTCACGGATACCGACGCCAGGGATTTTTAGGCTAGGCGCAAAGAATGTAAGGTCTCCGGCAAGTGAACCAGCTTGTGACATCAGTGGGTAATCTGCTGCTAATTGACCTCGATAGTCTTCCTTTGCTTTAAGAGCAGCTGACCCTAACATTAGACCAAAAGCTTTGTCATTGATAGCAGAGTTAATGTCTGTACCAATCGTGCCGCCGCCAGCAGCTCCAAGTAAACCAGCCATAAGGTACGCGGCACCCTTGTATTTCTTAGGTGCTAACGCAGCTGCTAATCCACCGGCTCCACGGAAGCCCAGTGTGCCTCCAAAGATGGTTCCTGGCATAGATGCTATGCGTTCTTGGTAAGGTGTACCAAACGCTTCGCCAGCCGCGATGAGAGGGTTGTTACTTTGTTGGTAGGCCAGACTTGGGTCACCACTTTGTCTTCCTTCAACAAAAGCCTGAATGGGTTTGTAAATACCAGAGATCACGCCAACGCCTGCGTCTGGAAGTTGCTGGAAGCCCGTCTGTAAATCCCGGAATGTATATGGCTGTTCATTCCATCGCTGCACGTCGTCGCGCGTATACTTTAACTTATCAAGATAAGCTTCTTCGTCCTCGCGAGTCTTCTGTATCTGTTGTCCAAAGTCTTCTTTGGCAGACTGCCTTAGTCCATAGATAGCTTCTGGTGATAGGTCTGGACGATACTCGTTATCAGGCGTAAAGTACTGTCGCTTATCTTGGTCATTGACAAGTTCAATAGCACGACTTGCTTTGAACTTAGCTAATGTAACTTTGTCCTCGCGTGAAACTAAGCCTTCCTTGAACAGCCTGTCTACATTGCGGGTAAATGATTTGGAAAATAAAACGTCATCGTATTGACTACCGTTAGCAATATACTCTCGCGCACCTGCTTTAGTAGTTAAGTCCGGGGAATCCCGCAGAGCCTTAATAGTCGGAGCAATTGATTGATATTGTCTAAGTTGACGTTCATTCATACCTGCATTGTACTGTAGAGTACTTTGCAGGTATGGCTTGCATTACAGGTCTTTAAACTTTGGTGTACCTACAGGCTTCACTGGTTTAGTAGGTTTAGGTCTCGGTCCACCTGTAGGTTTTGTCGGTTTAGGCTGACCACCGCCGCCAGTGATCTTCACTGGTTTGACATCAGGTCCAACACGTCCGGTGAACCCGGGCATGAATCCACCGCCACCACCGAAGGCACCCGCCGAATCTGGTTGTCGCCCCTGTCCAAAGTTACCACTACGTATGATGTCTTGGATGTAAGGTAAAGCATCTGGACTCAATCCTGGCTGAGTACCAAGGAACTGAGCAACTGGTAGCGGCGCAGATGAACCAAAGTTCATACTTGTGTAAGGCGTATTAATTATCTTGTTTGCGGCGGCTAACGCAGCTATTGCTTGTGGATTACCCGGATCCCAGGATAGACGCTCTTTGGCTTTCTCCGCAGATGCTATAGCATTTGCCACATTGACCATTGCGACCTGTGGGTTTCCAGTAGTTTCTTTAACCCATCGATCGACCTGATTGTAAAGCTCGCCAACGTCCTCGGATACTTTAAGTATTCTTGCGGCTTCTTCTTTATTGCCGGCTTTCATTGCAGCCGCATACGCACCAGCATTATTACTTTGTGTCAAACGCAAGTTACCAAGAGTCTGTTGTGCTTGTTGCACAATAGATGCCTGGTTCATATCCTGACGCTCGCTGAACTCACGTTCTTTTAAATCCTGACCAACGTTAAAACGACGCATGCGACCAGCTTCAGCATTGGCAGCAATTTGTGCAGACAGATTACGGACAGCAATAGCTGCTTGCTTCAATTGCATCTCAACTGGTTTGAACGCGTTAGATAACTTAAGGCCAACTATCTTCTGTTCCAACAATGCGAGTCTTGGTGTAAGCGTCGATTTCAAATCAACAGCACGCTGCCTTGAAAGGTCAGTAGCGGCTCGCTGCTGGTCAATCTTTGCACGCGTCTGTTCACGCATGCCGTACGTAGCTGTCAGAGGAATCTGCCCCTGTTGTGCTTCTCGCTCACCGAACGCAACAACATCCTTTGGAACTTGTGTAGTTGGCTTACGGAAGCGCGAATCAGGAACGCCACGCATGTTGTACGCAGCCACACCAAGGTCACGTTGGTCTTGTGGCAAAGCATCCACGTTAGGTGGGCCATACAAACCAACCATTCCCTGCTGTGCTGGGTTTAGTGTTTTACGCTCAAATGTCTCGAAACGTCCGGTCTGCGGGTTGAACTCAGCACCCGATGTCATACCCATGACGCCAGGGAATTCCTTTGCTGCCTTGTCGAGAGGCATGAGACCCTCGATAGCACCACGACCTTGCCCTTGATCGACTACTGCACCGGGTACGTTCCCAATTGTGTATTGACCAGCAATCTGCTCACCAGGCATAGGAACCATTCCGGCAATCTGCTCCGCCTTTAGACCATATGGTCTTGATTCAGGGTCATACCCTAGAGCTTGCTGTAATGAATTACGCAAAGCCGCAACGTTAGTCTTGATACTGTCTTCGTCAAGACCTTCCCACTCTTTGCGGTATTTGTTGATTTCACCAAGCGCGCTACTCAGTGCGTTCTGATTAAGGCTTGCGTATCTGTAATCACGATCGGCAGCAGCATCTTCACGCTTAAGCCTATTCTCATTAAGCATAGCCTGAAGTTTTGCGGCTTCAATGGCGTTGCGGGAGCGATCAGACTTAATGCGTTGCATATTGGTCATCGTAGAGATGCGCTCGCGACGACCTTGATTTATAGCGTTTAGGTAACCGCTACCAATGCCTTTAAAAACACTTGCTAGTCCTGATGATACTGCCATGTCATTACAACCTTATCTGCTCAATAGAACCAATACCACGATTAGCATCAATAGGTGGAAGGAAACCACCAGCCAATGGCATTTGTCCTAGTGATGGCCTACGACGACTAAATTGAGGCATAGATACTCCAGGTTCCTGACCGAAACCAATGCCATTAAGATCTATTGGATGGGTACGAATAGGAGCCATTCCAGGATCAGCACCGGTTACACCGTAACCTCTTGCCGGAATATTAAACGGTGGAAGAATCTGGTCTATAGGAACTGGTGGGTTAAACCCGTCACCCATAGGTTCAATGTCATCGGCCGATTTATCACCGTACATATCCATGAAACGGTTCATGTCACGGCGGCTTTGTTCCATACCCATTGCCGTACCGGCTAGGTTTGCAATGCCACCCATTGCCATGGCCTCACGATCACGGTTAGCCTGGCTAATAGCCTGATTCTGTCGTTGCTCAGCAGAGTTCATGTTGTACAAGTTTTGGTCCACATTGAACATGCCTTGCCGACCAGTGTTTACATAGCGGTCGCCGCGATTGATCTGATTACCAATCGCACCTTGTAGTTGACCAATGAGTTGAGGTTGCATCGCAAGGTTACGCCCGGCGAGGTCGTAAGCACCTTGCGCCATACCACTGACGGCAGCTTGGTTGATACCACCATAGCCAGACAATGCCTGTCCGCCACCAATCATTCCGCCTGTCGCACGCATACGTGATTCGGCAGCGCGGCGTGCGGCTTCGGTGCCTGCGGCAGCACCTGCCATCTGCGTCGTACCGTAACTAGAACTAAGGCCACGATTCGAAAGGTCTTGTAGACGCCCGATGGTTTCTTCCATCATCGGGTTATAACGGTCAAGCATTGACTGACCAGTGCCGATGTCGGCACCGTATGCGCCACGCATATTTGCTATATTGGCTTTTGCCTCACCCATCGCTATCTGTTCTGGGCTAGGTCCACGATTGCCGCCACCAAACAATGTCCTACCTAGAGATGATATTCCTTTGGATAGGAATGGCAAAGCGGCCATGCCAAGCTGTACTGCATTAACTCCAGGAATAGCCATCCCAAGAGCCTTCATTCCAGCTCCGCCTAATGCTTGGCGTAGAGCGTATTGTCCAAGCTGACCTGTCCCGCCAAAGTTATTTCCAAACGCTTGATTTAAAAGATACTGTGGACCAATCTGCCTAGCAGTACTACCGAGCATGCCAAGTAGACCGTTAGGTTGCCCCATTGCCGCCTGTCCTGCACGTATACGTCGGGCTAAGTCTGGAAACTGTTGCTCAACTGTGCTATCTGGTCCATTTGTACTCATTACGCCACCTTCAACCAACCACTGGTTGTCCCTATAGTTACTCCGATAAACATTACTGTTGCGTACCTCGTTGCGAGACTACTGAAACCTGCTGGCGCAAAGACACTTTCTCCAGAAATAGGAGTAAAAGTCACGGCGTTAGCCGAAGTATCTGTCTTCACCACAACTAGCAGTTTACCGCCAGCAGCCCTACCGGAAGGTAACGTAAGCACTACGGCGCCACTTGTAGCGTCAACCGCAACTAAGCTGTTGTAATCAACCAAAGTCTTGCTTGCTGTTACATTCAGTTGCCTAGATAACGTAAAGCTGTAGTTCTCAGGGGCAACACCTACGGTCAATGTTGTGCTTGCCGTATCTCCAGATGAACCACCTACTAGTACTGAACTCATACTCTTGGAATCCTCGCATCTGAAGAATGCACATGGGTGGCATATATTACTCCGGGCGTGCGGCCGGATCCGGAAAGACTAATTTGCACACATTGTGAAAATACATCGCGATACACATCACGCAAAGCGATTGTCTTGTTTTGCCCCCCAGTAAATGTGAAAGAACTAGGTGTAGCGGCTGGACTAAAGATGCCATCAGATGACACTGATTGAATGTTGTAGTTCACTGTGTGGTCAACCAGATGTACAAAAGCACCATCATTTGAAAAGCCAGGATTTGCAACCTCAGCTCCACCCACAGTTGTCGATATCCTAAACTTATTCTTAGTCAAACCCGTGGCAAGCACGTAGTAGTTAGTGCCAGTGGTTACGACGCCTGACGTTCGCGTGAAACGTATGAGGTCGCCGGCCTGGAGATCTTGCGTGGCGAAGAAGTCGTTGCCAGTAGAAGGTTGCGTGTACTTAAACGACTTAGCCTTTGACTCATAATGGACATTAACCTGACTTACCCTGTTGAGGTTATAGTAAGCAATACCCTCGCTGTATGTCTGCCCGTACTGCCTTGTAGTCAATGTCCAGTTAATAGGTGTAGGATTGGATGTCGGATACAGAATGCGATCAGCAGTGCCAACTAGTTTGTATATCTGGCCAAACTCTGTGCCTATATACATTGTCGAGGTATCTTCACCGCCGGTCAAAGCAGCCGCAGCGGTAAAACCTGTGGTCGTAGACGTAAGCTCCGGAGCTAACCATCGAGTCCAACCGCCTGTTCTAAGATCGTAAACGTATGCCGCAGAGTTCAGTGTGTCATATGTGGTCGGTGCAAACACAAATAATCGCATATCGTGTGCAAAGAACGCAATGTTCTTGAAAGGCGCCGCGGCGAGGTCGGCACTATTCATACTACTGTTCATACTGAGAAGCTTTCGCAATTGAATACTCTTGTTCTCAGGAACACCATTATTGAACTCTAGAACACCTTGCGGTGACATCCACATAAGACGTCCGAATAGACTTATCGTGCCGCGCGGTGATACGCATCCAACAGATGGTTCTCGAAGCATTGACTGAATAGTAAAGTTTGTTGGATCAAAGCCAAGTACAGGTAGTACAGAATTTTCCCTTAGTACTAGAAGGACTGCGCTTGTAGTATTGTTGACGAACATCCCGTCACCTGCATAACTGAGCAGGGCTGTAATCTTTTCGTTGTCATACTTACTACTGACAGTGAACGACGTACCCTTCGTAAAGATATTAGGATCGGATTGATCAGGGACTAACGTCGTGTATACAGGCGCCTCATTGATACCGTTAAGCATCCACGTCGCATACACGGTGTTATCCTTGGCTAGGAACAATCGACGTGAATGTTCTGTTATTGCAGTACAACCAATTGGGACGATGTCACGACCACTCTCAAATGGGTACCCGGGTTCATAAGGGCCAGCCTCATAAAGGATGTCAGCATCCGGGACTCGATCTATAAACTTGATACGTTTAAAGGCAGACCCTGCAGTAACCGACGTGTATTCGGCACGCCAGTTTTTACCAATAGTAGCCGAGACTGCATCAGATGGTATTACTGCAATAAGCCGCAGGCGTCCATCCGGAAATACACCCTGGCCTCTACGATAGATACATATCCAGCTGTACTCAAGACCAGAATAGGCGCAAGTATGCTGGACCCATATAGGAAACGGCGCACTGGTTACAGACTTTATCGGGAATGTAAGTGTTGTTGGTACATAGGCAGTCACAGCAACGGTACGCGTAGTCCCAGTAGTGTCAACGTAGACCACAGAACCAGTTGCAGAGGAGACTACACGTTTCTGGTCAAGTGCTGGAACAGTGTTTGTAAAGTCCTGACCAACAGGGGTAGCTGCAACAATTTCAGTGGTGTCATATCTCAGATCAAGGTTATTGTTGTTACTGTCTGCTGGATTCAGTATTAACTCAGCCATACTCATAGCTGCGGTAGTCGTGACACTCTTACTTGGCAGACTTGGAAGTGATTCAACACCCTGAGCGTAAACTTCGTTTTCAATGTAGTACGGTGGGCGTTCTACGCCACCCTCAGTCTTCCATCGAGTGAATACGTATTCGTACGTCACGTCAGGCGTCAATCCACCATCAGTTGTAAGTTGTCCTATGGACATCAAGACTGTGTCATGCGTTGTATCAAAGTCTTGCTCAAGTCTGACGTAAACAGATGCAACGTTGTTTCGGTTGGCCTGGGATATACCAAAGATATTCCAAGACATGTATCCATACTTAGGATCGTAAATGCCGTACCCTGTCCAGTTGATCGTACTAGATCCGGTATTCTTGATGCCTAGTGACATGTAAGGCGGGTTTGCTCTATATGCTTCTGGAAACTCCACTTGCAGGCTGACGGTGTCGCGATTACTTAGATCCGTAACAGCCAGGTTACTTATACGAACAGCAACACCTTTGACGTAACCTGCTCGTAGAGGAGCCAGCGATGTAGTCTGCTGGCGGGTGCGAATTTGTACTAACCCAGATGCGTTAGTTACTTCTGAGTTAGGCGCTAAATTACTGAGAATTGGATGCAATGCAATATTGTCTACTAGGATTCCACGACTATCTCCAGTCGTAGATTGTGCTGCATTAGCGGTCTGAAGCTTAATACGTATTTGAGTCAACGTCCCACGGAATGCACGGAAGTCTATGAATAGACTGATCTCTTTCCAGTCGGTGACGCTCTGTGCAACAGTAGGCTGGACAATTTGTGTAAACACACATCCGACAATAGGGTTACCACCAGAATCTAATCCTGTGACTGTTACAAATACGCCATGGTTACGACGACTATCCAGTGAGTCGTTGTTGTACATCAAGCAACGCAAGCTGTACATTCCAATCTTATACGTAGTGCCGTCGTACGTATACGTCGGCGCTGTCATTGTCTTTTGAATCCAGTCGCCGCCAGCGTCAAGCAGTAATGCCTTATTACCAGTCTGGGAGGCGTAGTTAGATATCTTTTCTGCCCCACTCAATGCCGCATCAATAAGTGTGTACTGTTTTACGGTAGCCAGGCCGGCTCCACTATTCTGCCAAACTGTAGCATTAGGCACAGCATTATCGGTGTCGGATTCAAACGTGTAACCTTCCGACGTAGCGGTAGCCGTAATCATCTCGTATGAAGCAGCTAACGAACTGAAAGCCATGCCAAAGGTTGTCGCAGCTGAATCGTTATCGATGTCAGATGCGCCTGTTATTCCTTTAGCCTCATATGTCTTTACGTTGGCAACAGGCTGTATATGATCTTTACCATTGATCATAGGTGCCTTAGGCATGAACACTTGTGTAACATTGGTGCCGTTGTACTTCCATATAGTCCCACCACTAGCACCAGGAATTCCGTATATGTACTTACCGTGCTGGACCATTCGTGAGTCTTGTGGGTATCCGTTAACTACAGTCAATGGTGTCAAAGCTGTAGCCCCATCAGACCACTCACTGATCGATGTAGTTGGAACAGTAGGGTCACCGCTAATAACCAGTATTTTTGATGCTACATTGGACGACTGTCTGTATTGCAGCATGTTGTGAATAGGATCACTTGGGCTAGTCAATTGCGCGTGCATACCAGGCCTGGTCGTCAAAGCACCACCATCGTTCCATAGGTTGTCTGCTACCTGTACATAACCATCCTGCAACCTATTTGGCGTCGTGTTAGTATCGATGCCAATAAACTGACGATCGCCAAACGTATATGTTTGACGCACAGCTTGTGCGTTACGTGTTGTATCTGCCATTAGTCACAAGGTCCTCGGTTCCATTGTATTGCACTAGGTGGTTCCTGTTTGTACACGGGCAATGGCAGCTGATTGTTGGTGTAGTTACATGAAACGTTATTTGCTACCGTATATACGTTTACTGGTTGATTATTACCAAGTATGTGTAATCTAAACACTGGCAGCGTATAAGGTAATACATAAAGACCTCTAGTTAAATTACCGTCCGGTAGCCAGTTATCGACGAGTGTTCCATTACTTGTAAACAAGTATGCTAATGTCTGTGGTTGCTTGAATGCAGATGATAGTGTGCCAAGTTTAGAGAAAGCATTGACGATAGTCTGTTCAACATTGTATGTCGGTACAACACATGTGTTGACTGTCCAATTACAGGTATTAGCATCAAACGGTATAGCCAGGTCATATATTCGATATACAGGAATAGTAAACGGGAATGGGTACGCTTGTTGGCTTACGCCATATCCATTTTGTATCCAACCACATATAGTCTCATCAATGATCTGCCAAGGAGGACAAGTGCAAAGTTCTATGCCTCCGGACGTTGCATTGGCATTGATAGTGGCAATACCAGTAATGCTTGACGCACTAGACAAAACACATTGCCCAGTACTAGTAATAGACGCTACGCCGGTTATGCTTGAGGTGACTTGTTTCTCACAAGTACCCACGACAACTATAGATCCAACACCTGTAATTGATGAGCTTACTTGTACTTCTTTTGTAAACGTACCAGTAACGGATGCTGTGCCTACAAGGCTTGATGAACCACGTTTTTCAGTGACACCATCCGCCGATATGGAAGCAACGCCAGTAACATTCGCTGCACCGTTTACAACACCACCAATGACGGCATTTGCTGTAACTGTTGCTATACCACTAATACTAGCCGTGGCTCGTTTTTCAACAACGCCTACGGATGTTATCGATGCAACACCAGATACATTGGCTGTAGCCGTTACAATGCCGGAGATTATTGCATCTGCATTGACTGTTGCAACGCCTGATATTGATGACGTGGCTCGTTTTTCAACTAGACCAGCGGATGTTATTGAAGCAACACCACTTAGTGAACCGGTTCCGAGTTTCTCAACAACACCCGCACTAGCAACGGTTGCGATACCGGTAAGTGAACTACTCCCTAGTTTTTCAACAACACCTGTCGATGTTATTGATCCAATGCCTGTAAGAGAACTGCTTCCTAGTTTCTCAACAATACCCGCGCTGGCAACTGTTGCAACACCATTGATACTTGCTGTCGCATTGACAACTCCAACAATGGATCCATTGGCTGTAACGGTTGCAATACCAGATAGTGACGATGTTGCTAGTTTTTCAACAACACCTGCACTAGTGATGGAAGCAATACCACTTAGTGAACTGCTGCCTCGTTTTTCAACGATAGCGGACGATGTAATGGTGGCAACACCAGTAAGTGATGATGCGCCTAACTTATCTACTTGACCGGCTGATACTACTGTTGCAACACCAGAAGGATTAGATGTTGCTCGTTTTTCTACTAGACCTGCTGACGTAACAGCAGCCAGTGCAACAAGTGACGCACTGGCTGATATGACCCCGGCGGTACTACCTTTACCAAAGGCCCATTTACCCCACCAGGAAATATAACCGTCAGCCATTAGGTCACACTAATAGTTAGGTTGCTTGCTAAAAATTTAAATACGTCACCAGATGCAACAACTCTCGGAGTCGTTAATGCTCCACCGAATAAAAAGTTACCAGCACTTACAGCATTCCATATACCAACGTGTGTAACTCCGGGAGACGAAGCACTCCATGTGACAGTACCTGACGCAGGAAAAACAATTTCGTTAGTATTGGTTGCACTTGCTGTGCCACCAGTAGTTTTAGTCCAACCTGCTGACGTAACAGGAATACGAGCGTAGTTACCACCAGTGACTTCATTTGCACCTGTATCTGCTGGGTCTGCGGTATGCAGTGATACCCATACAGTTCCTGTAGTAGGCAGTGTAGCAAACGTGGCGCCTGAAAACGCCCATCCAATAATCTGGTCTTCCAAGTAGTTTGAGAATGCTGACATAATTCCTCCTATGTAGGATCTATACTTATTATAGGGTTAGCCGATGGATCAGAACCGACAGTAGCAGTCCAAGCAGCCGCTGTGTCATCTTCCTGATAAACAGTCAATGTCCCCGACGCAATGACTGATTTGTTACGAATAGCTCTCATGGCTGAAAGCACGTCACGTCCAGTTACTTTAGTGGCAGTAAATGCACCAGTTGACGAAGTACCATTTGCTAATCCACCTTGCGTAAGAGCAAGTTGGAATGTGGTAGATGAAAGGTTAGTCGATACAACCCAATAAACAGTTCCTATTACAAAGTTATTTGGAGCAGTGCCTACGAATGTAACTCTGTCATCGACCACTAATGTGTTAGATGCTTGAAATACGTTAGCCACAATAGACGTGATTGCAATATTGTTAACTGCACCGGCTGAAGCCAAACTGCGAGTTAGTAATCCATCTGCAATTTTGTCTATTGCTGATGTTGCAAATTCTGCGGCTGTAAACGCATCAGTAGCAATTGAAGCCGCAGTAATTCCACCAGTTGCTATCGATCCTACGGAACCAGTAACATTACCAGTAATATTGCCTGTGACGTTAAACGTCTGTGTACCAGACAGTGAGTAGCCAGTCTTGTCGTTGTTAGTCGCAACAATGACTTGTCCAGTTGCACTCGCGTCTAGTGTACGACCAGCTGTGGTTGGATATAAATAGGCTTGATCACGCATTGTAAAACGTCCAACACATGACCCTACAACGCTAACAGAATCAACTGTTCCAGTTGTAATAACGCATTCGTACGATGAACCGTCAACGTAAAATGCACCAGTGGTGGCTATAGAAACAAAGTTAAGTCCTGTAACGCCATCGTAGTTCGTAGTCAATGTAACACCCGCAGTGTCTTGTGTAAGGTTATTGTCCTTATATACAGACACAACGGGCGTTCCTGCTAAAAGAAACGGCGCACCAGTTGATGGTCTATATGTCGTAAACATAAAAGTAATTGTGTCATTCTTACTGAAGTCACCAATATATTTACTCATCGCACGTACCCCGCTAACGGATTAGCTGCTAGTCCACCAGATGTGTATAGTGTAGTCTGTTCAGATGCACCAATGGCTGGTGGGGATGGACGAGTAGTCCCATGCACGTCATCGGTTGGCATACCTGTAGCAGTACCATCACCGTTTATGATGTTAGTAACGTATGGCATATACCAAGGCGTACGAGGATCAATATCAAAAAGAAATGATCTACCCATATCTATACTTAGGTTGCCAACTAGATTCGTGTTAGCTCCATTGGTTGCTATGTTAGAAGTAGGTGTAGAACACATTGTAAACCTATTAAAGTTTTCAGATACCTGCCCAGATGTTCCAGCCGCTATACCAGTCTGACATTGATAGAACAAAGTGTTTGTTACTACAACTCCTGCTGGGCCAGTTCCGTAAGCGTTAGCTGCCACTTGAATACCTGTTGCCGAGCGTATAGTACAGTTTTTCACTGTAACAGCAGACGCGACACGACCACTATTTGCAGACGAAAAAAATATTCCACGATTTAATGTAGACGTTATTACACAGTTTTCAATATTAAGGTTTAAGTTCCAATCAGAACCGCCACCTAAGTTTGGCACAATCAATATTGCATCCGACAAACCACTTATTATGCATCGTCTAATATTGCATCCCAACGCAACACTTGCGCCAGATGACATTGCTATTGTGCCTTGATTTTGATTTATAAGAACGCAATCTTCAATGTCTATATTGATTGACCCGTTAGGCACATCAATACACCTGGAAACACTTTCCATTCTAATTCCACGAATGGTTATATTGTCTCTCCCATTTAGGTTCAACAGGGTTGTACCAGTACCTGACGCGTCATCAGTGGTGAGAAAACCAGACAATCTAACTTCACCAGCCGTACCAAATATAGCACCGTTGTAATCGCCAATGACAAAAGCGCGTGTAGTCGGAGATGTGTTTAGTGCTGTTACTGTTTCGCGATATACACCAGGTTCAACGTACACCGTGTCACCACTTGTAAATCCAGATGCTGAAAACGCTTTAGTAAACGTAGCCCAGGCAGTGGTAGTACTAGTCCCAGCAGCTGCATCGCTTCCTCCGTTTGCCGGAGTCCTTACGTAGTACGTAGCCATTACGGAGTTACTTCATCCTTGATGTACGTAATGAACATACCAAGAATGTCAAGCTGGAAGTCTTCAGATTGACTGTTCCACCAACTATTGATATCAGTGCCATCTGGCCCAAAGTCAGCAACTTTGTTGCCTTCTGTGTCATACACGTCTGCTTTTATAATCCAGTTAGGCACGGGTTGTGTCACGCGAATGTACTCTACGTTTTTAAGTACAGTAGTCATCAGGTTGGATCCACCGTTACGTTAGCCGTGTTCGATAGCGAGGCAGTCCATGCTGTTGTAGCATCGTCTTCTTTGGTGACAGTCATCACGCCAGACGCTACAGATACCTTATTACGCATTGCACGTAATGCTGATCGAACTGTGCGTTCGTTTAGCGTATCTGTACCATTACCAGTACTGTCTAAGTTACGATTTAATACGGCATCTGCAACCTGAACTGCGGTTGGTGCTGACAGGCCAGTTTGGATTTCAGTAACAAAGGATGAGTCCGTAGCAGCTGCTGTCAACACGTCTGGCTGAAATTGGTGAATATCGGCTGCCGCATGATTAGACCCAGTGACTTGTATTTTGAAATTCGTATTAGAAGACAACAACGGGTAACCACCAAATGTGTCAAATGTTATAAACCTGGCGTTACTAGCCGTGGCGTCATTGCCTAATCTCATAGTGATAGCATTATTAGCAATTGTAGTAGCAGTAATAGCACCTGTTCCAAATGCGGCATTAGTAATTGATCCTGCTGTAAAACCACCTACCGTTACGTTTCCAGATACTGTAACTGGACCAGTAAGTGTACGTGTGGTTGCTGCCCAAATTTGCGATGCTGTAGGATCCAAAGAAGCAGTCAACTGCCTGTCAGAGTGACTCCAAACCTGTGCAGCAGTAGCACCGCTAGGTTGCATCCAGTCATAGTTTAAGACTTCAGCCATCAACACTACAGGACGGATATTAGTATCACTGACCGTAACCGTAAGTATTCCAAGGTCACTAAGGTATGTTTGAGGGATTTCGTAATACCAATGACCAACACTAATGTGGGTTAAAGTTGCTGGAGTCAAAGGCTGTGAGCCAAATGCAACGCCATTACGAAATAAATTGACTGTTGCTCCTGAGAGAGAAGTTACAGGTGTATACCCATCAGTAGGAGAAGCCAAGAACATATAGATACGTCTATACGTTGCCGTTGTTTCATTTTGCTTGAACTTCTGCATTAGTTAATACCTGCGTTTATTGTATACCGAGGGGCTGCCGTTAATGTGCTTGGAGGTGTTGGTCCAGTCGCTGGACTAAAACCATCGATATCCAGGTTCATCACATACCTGAAAGTCCCGGACTCCGTCCACGTATTTGCAGTAATATCTGCCTCTACTCCAAACGTCGGAATGTCGGATAGGCAGTTTGCATCCTGCGCACGATTGAATGTAAGTTTAGGGATGTTAAAGGCATCCCCACTATTCTGTATTCCAACAACATATTTTACGCCTGTAGTTAAAAGCTGTGGCGTGGTAAATGGGAAATACGTATGACCATTAGTTGTATAAGTAGCATTTACAAATGAGGGAGCAGCCCCATCTCCTATAACTCTACTAGTTATTAAAGTTGGTGGGTATGAGGTTGCGTTATATAACCTCAAAGAAGCTGTTACAAAGTTTGGGTTTGCGCCTATAGGTGCAAGTATCCCTTGCAATGTACAAGTACCACCCATTGAGGTAGGAACCGTAAACGCTACTCCAGCCAACGTGTTAGTACTAAATGAACCAATATTGACAATACTTTGACTTTGCACAGGATACCCATATGTTTTTGTTGATGAGGCAACTCCGAATCTAAAGGGTCCTATGTCTTGAGTCCACGTTCTTGCAAATGGCTGTGCAGACATCAGCGTGTAGTCACGTTTATTTTGATCCTGCGTTGACACCAAGCTAAGTCCACCACTCCACGTCCCATACGTTTCAAGACCTATGGCAACTGTATTACCCCTAGTAATATTTTGTGGTGTAGTAAGATTCCACCATATAAATGTCGGCGTACTGATGCCTGGTGTAATACTGACTGGATTCGGATCAGTGTAAGTTTTAGTGGTCAGAGGGTTTGCTGGCAATGACTGTCCTTTGACATATTGCCACATAGCAATCCGGACGGGTGGAGTGCCAGACGAACTAGATACGCACATACCTAGTTGTGTAATAGTCATATCTTCTTCTGCTGTAAACACGTTGACTATGTATTGACTAGCAGCAGTGAATGTCCATTGAGAATAACCGAAGGCTGGAACAAAGCCAGTGCCATATCTGCTGACTGTGTTGATAATCACGATGCGACCACCCAAATATTGTCTGGGTCGCTGATTGATAGAGACGCGGTTTTACCATCAACTCTTTGTTCTGAATAGTCCAGCAACAAAAGCGTTCTCAGTAATAGTTTTATTTGTGGCGTTAAGTCGGTGCAATAATCTAAAAAAGCTTGGTCGTTCTCAAACACCAATGACTCAGATTCATTCCACCAGATAATTAACCTACCATCCGGCATTTGATCAGCTCGATATATATGTGCAGAATCTTGATACGTCATTACACTTCAATCTTTTTAATTAACTTTTCAGCTATGGCATTTACTAATTGAACAGATCTAAGACCTAAAATTCCAACTGCAAATGCAACTCCTACAACTTGATCTGGCGTATTCCAGCCTACTTGCTTAGCAATAATTGGAGTTAAATAAACTGCTGAGAAGGTGCCAGCAATAACACCAGATAGACCATGCCAAAAGTTTCTGACTTTGGTTTTATCCCACCAGTCTGTACCAGCAACAGCTCCAACTGCACCTGCAATAAGTTGCTCTTTATCCATCGATGTCCCTCGTCGTTTCACTGACTTTTCTCACCTCCGGTACGTTTATTGAAAACACTGGAAGGCTGCTATCTTGTCGCATAAAGAAGGCAATCAACGCAGTTGTCATTGCGGGTATACCAGCACGAAGGCCTTCAATGCCAGAAATTAATAGAGCGCGAGTCACCGTGCCAAAAGATGCTGTATCAGCAATGTGTTGTGCTTTCCAGGCGGCGTCGAATTCTGGTGCAGCTGATGCAACAAATGCACCAAGCCCGATTAGAATCATACGACCCCAAGCTACATTCATTTCGGCATCACCGGAGGTATCGCAAAAGGTCCACCTGGCGTTCTTAGTCCAGAGTCAAGCTGAGCATACAACGTCATGCGAATATTATTGTACATAGCATTAAGAAAGCTACGTTCAGCTATGGTTGGATCATCAACATTCTTCATCACTATCCGATTGGCGGCATAGGCAGCGAGTGCTTGTCGCAAGATGTCGTCTGGTAGAAATGAGAATGACTTTAAGTTATCTGTTCCAGCTATCCCACTAAGCGCAGTGTCCGGCATTCCATATCCGTAGACAGTTATAGTTAATGATGCGCTGCAATAGGGATACAAACTGATTGCGTAGTTGTCATGTCGATACCAATGCGTAACGGAAGTTGTTGTCGCTGTAATATTGGCGGCGTAACCTAGATCATGCGCGCGAATACTGGACTCACTAGCATGAGTCAACCTCGTACCAGCAAGATATACATCGGACGGAAACCATAATTGACCACTTGCAGGAAGAGTAATACTTAAATCAGATAGTTGTTTTGTGCGAATATTGGCACCATATGCAATTGTTCCACTAGCGGGGATAGCGACGCACGATCGGCAAAGTTCTGCTACACCCTCCATGATGAACTTGTTAATATTCGAATCACTATCATCACCGGATGCTACTGTGCCAAGTCCCGTAGATAAAGCGCCAACAGTACTGTTCGTGGCCTCATTTAGGAGCTTATAGACCTCCTTACGGATAGTCTGAATGGTTTGCGCCATTATGGTGTCCTTCGCGCGTACGTGGCGGCGTATGACTCTACAAGACCAAGCCGCTCATTATATTGTGCGTTGTAGATAGTGAAGCCGCCTTCATTACCAATCATGGCAGCTTTATTGGCCAACATCCCGTATACGACACAGTCGTGCGCTACATCAGGCAACGGGCATTCATCATTGTCTGTAGGATTCTGTGCGACGCCGGCAGTTGAGTAAACCCAGTAATCGCCAGGCACGGCATATCCCTCTACTAGTAATCCTTGAGTTACAGCAGCCGTAGGAATCGGATAGACACCTATGCGATTCATTCCATAGATAACTGCGTACTCAGGATACGAAGCGGTTGGGTCGCTTCTAAATTGGTCAACCTTTTGATCAAACGCATCAAACAATCGCATGCGTCGATATTCGCCAAGGTTGTTTTTGGCCTGTATGTTACGAATTTTGTATAGGTCTGGCGCACAATACTCTTTAGTATTTGCCACCAGATCGAGATACCGACGGCCAAAATAGCAGTCGGTAGCTCGAGCGATCTGATTGGTCGTCTCAATAATGAGCAGGTCGAGACCAAACGGATCTTGGTCCGGATCCGAACCAAAGTAGTGCCGACCAAGTAGTCGGAACCGCCGTTTGATCTCTCCCCTAGTCATTACGAGTAGGCCCCATCCTTACCGGAGACGATAGCCGCGGTAGATGTATAGGTAACGTTTGGAGTTGTTCCACCATTGAAGATTGGTGTAGCGGTTACACGCAAACGGTTGTAGTTGTCCTGGACGTTATTGCTTGCATCAACAAAAGACTGAGGTACGACTACAGGAAGGAATGCCGTAACGCCGCCATCAGCAACACCGGATGCAACTGTCATTTTTAGTCCATCTGGAAGCTGTGCAAACGTACCAGTTGTTGCGGCTCCTAGCACCTGGCCTGGCGTAGAGCTAACAGTGAAGAAGTTAGTTCCATCATCAGATGCTTCTACACTAAAGATCCATGCAATACCAGTAGGAGTGCCGACTGTAGCTGTTGCATTCACGGTGAAACGAACAACCAACTCACGACGATGTCCCTGAATAAATGGGTCAATAGTCAGTGTGTTTGACGTTTGCTTCGTACCACCTGTTGCGGTAGCTCCTCCAGTAAATGCAGGAAATACAAGTAATCCATCTCTTGCCATAATTTACTCCTTAAGCAATCTTGATGTTGAATACACGACCGATTGCGCGAGTATGTGGTACCCACAAACCAACGCCCCAATCGAAGACGATATTGTGCAGGACACCGTTTTCTTTCGACAAACCAAGGTATGTCGGTTTAAACGGACCTGGCTGCCAACCTGTGCAGTAGCCATCACCGTAGCGGACTGCGAACAAAGACTGGAATCCACCTGCACCCGGTACACCTGCCGCGGTCTCAGATCCAAGGATATGAGTTACACCGTCGGAACGACGTCCAACGGAGCGAATCTTAGCACCCTTGTACATCTCAACAGGTCGGTCAAAGGAGTCCTTAGTGACATCAAATCCAGCACCGATACCCATGGTACGGATACCGAATTCGATAGCACGCTTCAGAGCTTCTGAGACGTAGATTACAACACCATCACCATCAGGTGCGTTCATGTTGTCGAGAAGAGCCTGGAGACGCTCCATAAAGCGGTTTGTACCAGCTGTCGTCGTCAAGTCAGCGCCAGAGGCACCGTTACCGTTGATAGACATTTCGCCGGGGATGTCAAACTGCTCTGGGTTGGTAAGGCGGTAACGAAGACCAGGGAAGCAGTCAACGTCGTTGCCAGCGGCAGTGGACGTTGGGTCATTGTCTATGAATTTCTGGTTGAAATCATAAGCGAGAGCTTCCATAAAATAGTTGATCTGCATCTGAACAGGATCAACGATGTTGTTTGGCTGATCAAGCAGCACATGGTCAACCTGAATCTTGTTACGAATCAGGTACATGCTTTCTTCGTACTGCTTTGGCTTACCCTTACTAACAACAGGTTCTTCGTTTACCGTAGCCCAGTTAATGGTTGGAAAAGCGTTAGCCTGGTTGATCATACGTGTGCCAACCTGGCGGAGAGAAGGGTTGGTGACAAGCGGGATGTCTTTCAATGCATTCCATGTCTGGTGCAGAGATTTTGTGATCTCTTTTACCAATGGGTCATTCGAGATAATCGCTTGATCGGCAAGTGTCAATGCATTTGCGTCTGGCATTTCTTAATCCTCTTATAACGAATTTCGTCCTCGGTTGATACCAAGAAGATCAGACCATCCAGCACGTCTCTGTTGACCATTATTTACGGGAGCCATACGAGGCGAACCGCTTTGGCCAATAGGTTGTGGAGCGCGACGGCCCTGACTTACTTTTGCAGCAACCTCAGGTACGAGTGAAGAAACGATTGTGCGAACCTGTTCATGTACTGCCTCTACTGCTTGATATGGGTCATATCCAGCAGCAATGAGGTTGTCAACAAGCGCAGGTGCGCGCGCAGCCAACGGGAACTGTTCCAATGCAACATCTCTCTGTTGCATCATCATGTAGTTGTTGACTTCTTCCATCTGTCGTTCATACTGCATCTTGGAAAGCTGAGCTTCCATTTGCATCTGCGCAACATTTGGATCTAACCCTTGTTGGTCAACGAGGCCTTGGTAATACTGCCGGAGCTGTGCTTCCTCGGCTTTTGCTGCCTGTTCCGCTTGCGCGGCAAGCACTGCCTCAGCGTCTCCGTACCCCTGGCTTTCAAGCTGTTCAATAACTGAACTCCACTTGCTAAGCTTTGACTCAACATCTTGAAGCTGCCGTGCCTTCTCATTTACCTCACGAAACCTTTCGTAGGGTACAGCGCCCGGCTGCTCATCGGGTTCTTGTGGTGTTACGGTGCGATTAATACCTAAGACTTCATCAAGGATGTCGTCGTAGTTGTTATCCTCGTAGCCACCATCGTAATCTTGACTCGCAGCCTGACCATCATGCTCGCTTGTCGCCCATTGCGAGTTATCTCCGGGAGCGGCGTTCTCCTGGATAAAGTCCCGAACCGCGTTCATCATTCCTGACTCGCCCGTCGCCGCTGCTGGTGAGTCAGCGGTACGTGTCACCATCTCTTCAGGCATATATCAGTTACTCCTATCTTAGCACATCAACTTTTTTGTTTTGGTACACGGGTACCCTGTTGCTGCGCTTCCCCTGCTCCTTTACCGGAGATTAGGTCCCTACTAACATCAGTGATGGCCTTAGCCGCATAGTTGTTAGTGTCGATCTTGGCTTGCTCTTGCATCTTCTGTACATCGAGCTGAGCCTTCGCTTGATCCTGTTGCATTTGCAATTGAGCCTTCATCTGCTCTGCCTCAGGATTGAATTTCTGTTGAGCGGCCATTTGAGCCTGTTGCATCTGCATCATCTGCTCCTGCATTGCCTGCTGTTTTTGAGCCTGGAATGCGAGATTCTGTAGGATGTCAGATGTTTCCGGCAGTTGTAGCATACGTACAACCATGGCGTTTGTCTCTGGGTCGTTTGGATCTCCGAATAGACCCATCTGCCGAAGCATAACGACCTTCTGTAGTTTCTGGTCATCCGACTCGCGTTGCGAAGAACCAGGAATGTACACAACACGATACTGACCACCAGAACGGATTGAATCGTACGTGATGATCCCCTGTTGGATTTCATTGCGTGGGTTGATGTTGTCATCCACAGAACCGATGAACGGCGCGACAGCGAACTGCTCTACTAGTGCGATCTCCCACTCTTTGATAGTGGCGATACTGCGTTCGATATCAGCTCGAATATAACTGTGCTGAGTGTTATCTGCACGCTGTAGCAACTTCACCGCTTCAGCAGGTGTTCCGGCCTGGGCCTGACCCTGACTAACATCATGAAGACCAGCAATGTCCATCATGTCCTTTTCAAAAGACTGAAGCATTGGGAAGATCTCATTGGAAATGCCAGGCGCTCGTTGGATTACAGGAGGCTGAGAACCGCGGTTATAGTAAACCTTACGGTAGATACGAGCCTTATCATCGATGTCATCACTTGACTGTTGGAAGGCATCGGCGCCAATGTTAGCTCCGCGCTCTACCATGATGTAGTCTTTGTTCTGCTCGAACTGTTCGATCATGCGGCTATAAACACGGTTGTATCCAAGCTGCAATGGGCAAAGGTCGAACGCCAGGCTATGACCATACGGCGTGCCTGATCGTGGCTGCCAGCGCAGAGGGATAAACGGAAACTTATCCTTCTTGTTGTATGGCCAATCGCCGGCGTACAACAACGCAGTGTTTGTACTTACGATGTAACGCCCATTAGGGTAAACCGCAGTGGGCTTTTCCCAGTATTCGTAGACAATAGCACTTGCCTTCTTAATGTCTACGTTATTAAGTCTTGCAGTAGACGGCTGTACCCATCCAGTTCCACTTGCATTAGCGCCTTCAAGGTAAGCATCCACATAACCAGCGTTCTGACCAGTGACTGCGTCAGGCTCGACAAGCTTACCAGCATCACCGTAGTTGTCAACGAACCACGAAAGCGGTTTGATTGATGCATGAATTATGTAACGAACATCCTCGTCACGTTGGGCTTTTGGATCAAGAAATACATTGAAACATGGGACGATTTCTTCATCCACATCACCAAGCGGTAGTTCTTTGTAACCGGTAATCTCACCGCTGTCCAAGTCTCGCATTGGAATTACAACCGGCGACTTAGCATTCCAACTGACCTTGACAAAGCTGGTACCAGTGATACACGCCCAACGGACGCGCTCTTTTGTCTGGGTTTCGCGTGAGAACTTACGTGTGTAATGGCCTGCGATAAAGTTTGCTTCATCGGCTGCTTGTTGATCCTTAGGATTGTAAGACAATGGAACAGCGCGACAGTCTGGCGCGACCTGTGTCAGTTTTCCTACTACACCGTCAATCAATGGCCGAATCTTATTGACCGTCATGTAACGATGAGGTGGATCTCTGTCGCTCTGAAGTGTAACCAGGTTACGTGTTTGACTGTTGATGCGAAACCACTGACGGCCTTCGAAGAATGCCAAAGCCTGCGCCCATTCGATTTCCATCTCCTGGCGCGCGCGATACGCTTCATCAAACTGATTACGTACGTACCCGGTGACTTTCTTGGCTTCTTCGGGTTGTTCCTTTGGATCAACTGACCATTGGTTTGGCTCGATGTCGATACCAAGGATGTCTTCATCTTCTACATCCGTAGACTTTACTTCAAAGCTACCACGCATACCTGTCGCCTCTGGGCGTTGCAGGGCAGCCATCTGTGGCGGCTTGCGTAACTTAGCTGTGATATTAGCCAACATCTGTGGGAACAGACTGTTGGGTATCTTTGGCTGCTTTGGTTCCATCAGATGTAGTGATCCTTAGTGCGCTGGTATTCAACATGAACTTCTTGGCGCTTACGAATTGTATTCAACTCACGCCAAGTAAGTCCAGTAAAAATAGCCGTAATTAACATCAATATACTTTGGATGATATCAAACAGCGTCATATGTACTGGTCCTCGTTATTGTCTTGCATCCACACTGGCTTCCACGGAGTCTTTCCCTGAGTCTCCGGACATGTCACTGGGTATTCACGCCACATAACACCGTAACGACATGAGTCTAGTGCGTGGTCAGATTTGGTACCACTGTCGAGGTCTTCTGGATCTTTCGGGTCCGCCATAGCAGCAGTTAATTCACGTATCAAATTAGGGCATGCTCTACGTACAATTCTAAACCTGGGTTGATGCTGGCCATCCTTGACGCGCACGGATGCTAACCATTCCTTAAGTCGCCGCCAACCAGCTTTACGATCTTTAACCGCAGCAACAGCTGGAAGTCCACGTCGCCACCAAACCTCAACAGGATATTCACCGATACGTTGTTCGTGATTCTTCGGAGGGAATGTGTTTGCCCAGTCAAAAGCAATAGCCTCGAGTTTTGTCAGCCAAGGCCCATCGGGTTTGTCTTTATTGACAGGGGCTGCATACCCGCGTTCTTTCAGTAACTGAAGCGTATCTTCTGCTTGTTTAGAACTGACACGGCCGGCTTCGTATATCTCACCGATTACGTAAATGTCTTCATTCTCATCCGACGCGTACAATAGCGTTGCTGCCGGCGCCCCAGTACCAAAGTCATGTGATGCCCAAACACGCCACCATGGTTGCACTTGAACATGATCGATTACATGCCACGGTTTCCCAGTCGTATCGTACTCTTGGAACTCAGGGAAGAACCGACCACCGACGCCGACTTCATGTTGACACTCACGTAGGAATGAGATGATGCCATAGTCGTCGATCTCTCTTTGGCACACTTCAATACTTTTGTGAGACCAAGTATTTGTGCCACCAGTAATCCGGTATCCGGTTCGACCATCCTCGCGCTCGAAAGGTTCGTAGGTAAGTCCTTTGATCGCAGGCACAATAGGTGACTGCACGCGATATTGAAGCATGTCTAGTTCACCAGACAACACCTGTGCCATAACACTATTGGCATGGATTTTGTTCTGCACAAATACGATTGCGCAGTCCGTACTTTTAGCTGGCAAGATAGTCTGAGTTATCGTAGCAATCTTCTTATCGACACGATTAACAGAGTCATCAAGTTCATCAATGTCGTCAAGAATGATGAAATCAGGACGCAGGTGATCGAGCTTGACACCGCGAGCGCCAGTATCCAACCCAAACGCCAACACGTTAAATCCGTTAGCGGTCCGAAGTTTCGAAGCGTTCCATCCCTTTGAAAAACCATATTTATTAAGCGCCCTTTCAATCCCACAACGCTCCATTGTGTGTCCAATATCCGATACGTGACGGTCGGCAGCCTCCTGTGTAGAACAGACGTACAAGAGAAATCGTCTGGTGCCTTTTACTGCGATGCGAGCAGCAATATGCTCCATGGTGGTGGACTTACCACCACCACGAAACCAGCACTCGATCAATGCTGGCGGAGCGACCCCAGGCTCTATTGACTCAGCCCATTCCCACGCGCGCTTGTGATGCTCACCAAGTGACGACGACATAGCATGCGGTGCATATGTTCTCAACCATGTGTTGTAATCCAATTTAGATCCATCTATTGCGAATGCTCGCCCACTGTCGTAATCACCAGTCTTAATGACATCAGATATCTGCGCGTCTAACGCTTCCAGTAGTGCTACTGATAGCGGTTTATCACTGCGCGTAAATTGCTTAAACTCCTTAGGTACTTTCTGGTATGCCATTTGTTTCTACTACTTCCGCTTCCTGTACATCGTCATCGCTAGATGTATACATTCGTATGAGCTTACCGACGCCACTACGTATTGCAATGAGTGTCTCCTGATCTCGTATCGTCTGCTTCATAAGCTCTACGATCTGCATAACAAGCATAAGTGCTTGGTCTGCTTCAATTGTATACGCTCTCGTCTGCATCATTCGTTGCTCTGCTTCGACAAGTTCCGCCCGACGTTCAATTAGATCCAATACGTCTTTACTAGCATCGTACTCGTTCATGCGTTCGTTCAGAAGATCGCCTATCTGTTCGAATGCATCAATGAAGTCAGGAGAACCAAGCTTTGATTTAGCCAGATGATATGCAGACTCAATCTTTCTATATTGCTCTAATCCAACGCCTTCAGCTGCGGCCTCTGCCCTGACGTCAACTAGTGCAGTTACGTAAGCAGTATCATCACGTAAACTAAACAAGTCTGGGTCGTCACGATAGTTATCAACTTTCGCTAGTAGTTCTGTGCCGACGCGCTTAAACCTACTGCGCTCTTTCTGAAATAAGTGTTGTAGGTACTGTGGTTTTTCTGATTTCTTAAGATGTGTTGATCCATGATGCGCGCAATACTCTTTACCTTTTAAGGCTGGGTTTTTGCATTGTCGGTTTACGTCACCATCACGAATGATAGCGCTGCAACACTTTGCGTAACCGCTACCAGATCTCCTGTATAAGCCGTCATCTTTCTCGATGAAAAATGGATCGTCAACACCTTTTGAGTCGAACATACTTGCAAGTATACTGGACCGATGAGTAAAACAGCACCAGACCACTATCGGCAAACATCTATCGACACATGTACAGTTGCAGACGCGTGGGACCTTAGTCGATGGCTAACGATGTCACTCAAGTACATTCAGCGAGCCGGCAAGAAAAGCCAAGAGTCTAAGATGGATGACATACGAAAAGCAGTGTGGTATCTCGTATACGACGTTACAAAAGACCACACTGCTGCTGATGAAGTTTTAAAGGTTTTTCTTGAGCGCTCTAACAACTCTCTTAAATGAGTTAGGTTTACCTGTTGATGCAGCAGCTTTACCGTAAACAGCGTTGCGTGCTGCGTTAAGACCACCAGGCGTTTGCGCGAATCGATTAGGAATACGCTGAGTCAAAGTGTTACCTCTGCCTCTAGCTGCTGACATAGCCATCAAGTCACGTACGCTGTCAAGCTGACTATACGAAGGCGCCATTTGTGGCATACCCGTGTATCGGTCTGCACCTAACTGCATCCCACGTTCTTCATCGGTACGCTGAGATTTTAGTAACGGCATCGTAATCCTTGGTTGATCAAGTTCATCAGGATTACTTAATACACGCTTCCAATCTTGAAGTTTGCCAGCATTGAAGTTAGGCTTCTTTTCAATAAAAGCCTCATTCATAAAAGATTTGATATCCATAGATGGATCATTATAAATAGCTTGGTAAATCGTGTTTAAGGTATCCCTATCTACAACTCCATCACCAATACGCAGTTTTTTCATTGGCTGCATTATGTTGTGGAGTTTTTCAAATTCTGGGTCCCACTGTTGACCACGTTGTTGGTATTCCTTTTGCCATTTACTTAAAGGCTCAATGATACCGAACATCATTTGTTCATATTCACGACTGAAGCCAGCAGGGCGTGGATTAAGTATTTCACCTGCGACTATCTGTGCTACTGGACCAATGCGACCAAGTTGGTTACCTGCCAATTTAGCGGTATCACCAACGACCTTACCTGCGTTTCGAACTGTCTGAACAAGACCGCGTGATCGAGCCATCTTTGGCAAAATATCGGCGGCAGTCTTTGCATACTTACCGCCAGTTATTCCGCGCAGTAATGCCTTACCACCCTCAATACCACCTTGCGTAAGTGCGGCACCAAGACCAGCACCAAACATACCCGGGTTCGTACCTTGAAGAAAACCTTTTACATCGTCGCGTGCATCTTCGTAGGCTCCCTGAGCAATTTGCCCAGGGATACCTAGAAGATCACTAAGTACGTTACCTTGAGGCACTAGCCTTCTCCCTCATCTGCTGTAGCGTTGTGCCTTTAGCATACTTGCCACGATAAGCTTCAAGGAGAGCGCCACGTTTGTTTGGATTCTCGGCATCAAATTCTTCGGTTACTCCACTTGTCTTGTAACCCTTCAGCGATTCCTGGTTGCCGATTTCATTATCGAAACGCTTCATAAGTCGCATTCCAGTTTCATTGTCAACACCATCACGTTGAAGCATAGCAGCAAGATGTTTGCGACCCGTAGCTACACCTTTTTGTACAGTAGCGTCGAAAGCCTCACCAAGATAAGACTTCGCATCACGTACTGCACGCTGATTACGTTTCATCGTGTCAGTCAATGAAGACTGGCCACCACGATACCCTCCACCACCCTGTCCACCCACAGCGGACGATGGTGCAGATCCACCAGCAATAATGCCACCAGTATCAGCACCACGGAAACTTGGTGCGTTTACGCCTGGACGCTTGATGTCTTCGTATGGCGGACGGATGACCTTTTCCGGTGCATCTTTCTTACCCTTGACATATCCACCAAGGAAACCGAGTCCTCCACCTACAGCAAGAGCAGATGGAACACCAATGATTGCAGCACGGCGTAGTTTCTTGTTACCAACCTTAAGCTTGCCTGCAAGTTTAAGTACTTTAGCCGCACGACCTTTATTTGTTTCTGCAATTCGCATTGCTGAATCGCGAGCTAATTCGGCGGCTTTTCGTGCAGTACGTTCAGCACGACGGCCAGCACCTAAAGCAAGACCACGTCTACGTGTCACATCACGCGCTGCTCGAGCGGCATCACGTTCACCACCTATACGTACAGCATTGGCAAGTTGTGCTGCGGCACCACGTTCTGCGGTTCTACGTAATGCTCCTTGTCTCCGTGCAGCTGCTGTCCCTACTATACGGGCAATGCTTTCCAAATCCATGATTATTTACCTCGGGCCAAATCTGTAATTTCAGCTGCGGTAGCACCTTTACGATATCCACCATACTTACCACGATAGGCATCAAGCAATTTCTTTGCTTCGCCGCCCTTTTCATACCCAGCAACAAGACCATCCTTCTTAGACGTAAGTGATTCGTCGTTAGCAAATTTCTCTTGGAAACGACCAAGAATTTCCTGTTGCTTCTTATCTGATACGTTATCCTTCGCAAGCTGAGACTTAAGGTATTCTCGTCCTTTACCTACGCCGCGTCGTAGTGATGCATCAAAAGCTTCACCCATGTAGTCGCGATCGCCTCGAACAACTTTAGCACTTGTCTTCATGTCCTCTTTCATTGACGACAAAGCAGACCCATCGGTCTTTACTTTCTCTGCCGCCTTTGGAGGAGAACTTGCTTTGATTGAGTTTAACTTCTTGTAATCGCGAAGTGTCTGGCCCATCTGTGTCAGGCCGACAGCAAACTTAGTAGCCTTATCGTACTTTGGCGCACTAGATACTTGTGCAGGCGCAGGTTTAGGTGCAGTTGATTTACGATTACCACCTGTGTTTCGTGGGTCGTTGCGGTTTGCATCCTGCGCTTCACGATTCTGGCGCGCACGCAATCGTTGCGTCTCAGCGTCATCTTGCGCTGAAGCCGATACGCGTGTAGACCTACCACCTGTGCCACCAATATTACGCGGATCGTTTTCATTCTTTATAATGTTGCGATTGCGTACTTCTCTAGCCTCAAGATTACGATAGTACTGACGACTACCTTCTTCAGAGACAGGTCTTAGGCGTAATGTCGTTATAGGTACACCAATCGGTGCGCGCCCAGGCATAACCTAGCACTTGCCCTTCTTGCATCCTGCACACTTACATCCAGCAGGATGTGGTTTCTTGATACCCATGATCTGTGACATAGTCTTCTTCATTTTCTTGCCCTTCCTTCGTGACCGCGACCAACAATGATTTTCCCATCCCTCTCATGTTCCTTACGCTCCATTTGCAGGAGTTCGGACATGGTAGGTTTCCGTTTAAGTTGATGCTCCTTTTGTTCCATAGACAACATCTCTGACTTAGTAGGATTCCTCTTAAGCCCATGTTCCCTACGTTCCAATCCTGGCAGGTCTTGTAAATACAGGTTCCTGTGAAACAAATGTTTGTTCATTAACAGTTCCAGGCCCTAAGCGATTTATTAATCCTGCTATTCGGATCGTTTGCAGTCTTAGACGAAGTCAACTTAGCCTTCATTCCAGACATGCGTGCGCAAAACGATTTGCGTCTTGCAGCATCTTTGGGTGTCTTCGGCTTCGGTGCTGGCGGTTTTAGATTGGCACCAGTTGTACGCTTGAAGTACGCGCGGCCAGCCGCATTTAGTCCACCTTTAGGGTTCTGCAATTTCTTAGTGACGCCCATAGGTTGATTGTACGTCAAACACATGTTCTATAAACACGCGCAAGTAAGCAGGTATAATGTACTATGGATGAAACAATTAAGGTCACATTTTGGCCTATGGATAACATGCAACCAACGCTGCCAACTAAAGCGACTAATGGTGCTGCTGCGTACGATCTTTATGCATGTGTAGAAAAACCAGTGCCGATTCAACCAGGGAAACGTGTGTTGATCGAAACTGGTTGGAAGTTAAAGATGCCTGTGACGATGGCTGCTTATGTCATGCCACGTAGCGGATTAGCATGGAAAAACGGCGTAACTGTGCTGAACGCACCAGGTTTAATTGATAGTGATTACCGTGGTTCCATCAAAGTGTTATTAATCAATCATGGCGACGAACCATTCTTCGTATTGCCAAACATGCGCATAGCGCAGCTGATGTTTGTTCCCTCTGCAAATACCGAATTGGTAGTGATCGAAACAGGATCTCTATTTGATGATACGCAACGTGGCGCCGGCGGGTTTGGGAGTACTGGTGTATGAGGCAGCGAGCGCGATTAATTTGGATTACTGAAAATGCAGAGAAGCACATTGCTTACTGCGCGCGCGTGAGTAACCCAAAGAACCAGGAAAACGACGAGTTTGGCAAATTGCTAAAGTATTGTAAAAAGCATGGTCACTGGTCAGTATTTGAGATGGCTAGTGCATGCTTTGAACTTAAAACCACAGTAGCAATTGCTCAGCAGTTAGTACGACACAAGAGTTTTTCTTTTCAAGTGTTCTCTCAACGTTACAGCCCTGTGTCAGAGAAACCTGATCCTATTCGATTACGCCTAAAACATCCGACCAACCGTCAATCATCCATTGATGTAAGTGATACTGGCATTCTGCATGAACTCGAGGCCCTAGCTGATGAGTCTGTAGCTCTTGCCTATGATACGTACGACAAGATGATTGCAGGCGGTGTGGCACCAGAAACAGCACGTAACGTATTGCCTATGTGTACACCTACTACACTGTATATGGTTGGCACGTTGCGTAGCTGGATCCATTACCTCGAGACTCGCCTTGCTGAAGGGACACAGGGCGAACATCAAGAACTGGCTAAACTTATTCACGCAGTTCTACGGAATCGATGTCCCACGATATGGAGTGAATAACATGGAAGAGCAGGAAGTACCAGAAGTCAAAGACGTGGCGACTGCCAACAATGAGTTGCAGTATCCATTGTCGGAACGCGAACTCGAAGTCCTCGAGATGCTGCCACGTAACCGCACAGCTAAGATGATGGGCGTCGCTATGGGAATCAGTCACCGTACGGTGCAGTTCCATATGGACAACCTATATTGGAAGCTCGGTGTGTCTGGCCTCAACGCCAAGGATAGAGCCATAAAGAAAGGCCGATCGCTCGGCCTAATCAAATAAGTAAAGGGGAGTTTCCACTCCCCTTTTTTTTAGTCCGTGAGGTCTCTAAACCTTTGGACGATGATTGGTTGATACGGGCCTACAAAGGCTCCGGATATGTTGAACTCGATGTATTCAGCAGCATCTTCGGCTGTGCATTCCTCGTCAATCATTGACTGCACCATTAAAGTGTAGTCATAAACAGCAACGGTCCGGCGCGTATTATCGCGCCAGACGTCTGCTATACCAATCAAGCAATCCTCGAATCCATCAATGTAAAGAGCTTCTTCATCAGCATACTCTTGTACTAGTTCGATTACTGGATTAGGCGAATGGGTCTTCGATGTCATCAAAACCTCCAGGTTGGGGTCGATTCAACGGTTGCGCTGGCGCGTCACCAGCAGTCTTGTTGCTATCCAGTGGGTACAACTGATCGCACACTACTTCAAACCCACGGCGCTTAGAACCATCCTCGGCTTGCCATTCGCGTGTGCGAATCTTGCCGATGACGCCAATCTTACGACCTTTAGCAAGGTACTTAGACGCAAAGTCAGCAGTCGATTGAAATGCCGTAAGGTCGATGAAGTCGGATGGTTGATCCTTGCCACGATCAACAGCCAGGCGCATCTTAGCAATGCCCTTGCCGTCACTCATGGTCTTGTATTCGACGTCTGCGACCAAGCGGCCGGCTAGTACTACATTATTCATTCTTCACCATCCAAAACAGACTTACTGATTACAGCAGAAAATGAGCTAATAACGTCATCTGCCAATTCAAGCAGGACGCGATTTGGGATCTTATAACTAGTGGTCAAACCAAGCAGCAGATTCCATGCCTTTACTGGACTGAGTTGTGTTGCGCATGTGATTCCGTCAGTGCCGACGTACTCTACATCGTATTCTGCCAGGCCATTGCGGTGGCTTAGGCGGATAGTGACGTCACTATCGCGCCCGGTCTTACAAATCGTGATCATTTGGTATCCTTTAACAGTAAAGTGTAATCACCTTACGTCAACATGATACCACGCCCAGCAAGTATTACTAGAAGTTTACGCGTAAGATCCCGCCAAACTGTCCAAGCTCGTTCCATTCACGCATTTTGCGGTAAACGCCATCTCCGTCACGGTTGACTTCTGTAACATCTGATGGTTCTGGGCCAGTGTTACCCTCAATCGTCCATACACCGTTCTCGAATGACTGCGTCACAATACCGATGTGTGCAATGCGACATTTGGTGCGACTGTAGAACAATGCTAGGTCACCTCTGCGCGCCGGCGTGTGGTCCAAGGCAAGCTGCGCTCTTGGTATCCAAAGATCGTTTGCTTTTGCATAACGCTCCCAGTCCGGTGTAAATCCAGATCGTGGGAACCCAGAGACGTAAGTTGTGTTTAATTCTGTGGCAGCAATCTTCATGCACGCGCGAACAAAAGCTGCGCAGTATGGTGATCCTGGAGTCAGGGCAGGCACAGCCATCTTTTGAAACATCTCTACCTCGTCGCCGCGGTTTTCACCTTCTTCTCGGACGTGTAGATATCTCTTTGCTACTTCAACTGTTTTCAGAGCTATTTGCCGACTCATTGATATCCTCTTGTGTAAAGATTTCTGGCCAGACTTGCCAATCCGTCGCCGTTAAGTCATCAAGTGAGATTATCCAATCCCACGATTCAAACAATGGTAAGTCCGGCGCACCCGGGCTAATAGAGATAATGTTTTCCTCAGGAACTCCACGAATACATATCCCCTGATTCAACTCCAACTCAAAATCCTCATCAGACACAAATAATCCGCTATGCAGGTTGTTGCCGTTGAATATGGAGTAAAGATAGCCATCATCCGACATCCTGTGACAAAACCTGCCAGCAATTAAGTATGGCCGGATCTCTTCAAAGGTCATGGGGTGCGTTTGCGAAGCTCCTTGCCGCATGCTGCAAACAATTGTTTGAGTTGTGTCGTAGACATTAGTTCGACTTCGCGATCCAGATCCAAACCTAGCATGTATACCGACAGTGAAGTGACTTCTCGATCTACCAGTTTCAATTTCTTCCGTAACCATTCACGCAACATTATCCACCTCCTACTGGCCATTCTACAACAAACAGGGACCACGTATACCTACGCAGTCCCTGCCATTTGTGTTGTTGTTGATACCGGGTAACCCGGTTTCCAATAAGCTCACTCAGTTACGATGTGGCAATTGATTGTACCTATGAGTGCGATAATATATGCGTCGAAACGCGATGAAAACTTAAAAGTCCACCCATCATGCCAAAACCTATGACAATTGAGTCGAGCGAATCTAAAGCCCCTTCACAGAGGGGCTTTTCTAATTAGCGTTTACCGCCTTCGTAATCAACACCGTGACCCGCTAGTTTGAGCGCGTCGGCAAGGCTCTGACCATCAGAAACAACTGTTCCTAGAATACGTCCGTACTTGTCTTCGCGGTGGTTTTTCACGCTGATTACAACGTCTGACTTCTTGCTAGTGACCCAATTCCACGTAAACTGCTTGGCTGTTACTCCAGCCTCAGTATCCTTCTCAGGGCAGTTAATATGCTCAAGGCGAATCTTCTTACCCGCAAGTATTACGCCGAAGCCCAGGTCAAGATCAGCCTTAAGCGTGTCGCCATCTACAACAGATATATTCTTCAATGAGTATTGATATAGAGTTGATTTCATCGGTGCCTTGCCGCCTTACGTGCAATGGATTTTGGCTGTGCTACGAACTGTTTGCCTGCGCGATTACCGGCAGCTTTAGCTCGGTTAGTAGCAGCTACTTCACCTTTAGACAATGAACCCCACGCCTTGTCTGGTAGGTAGCGTTTCTTTCCTTCACTAGGCGTTCCATCGGATGTGCGCCACTTCTGATCAGTCCATTTTGCTAAACTGTTGTCAGCCTTCTTTGGACCTACGTAGCCGCCACCAGACTTCTTGTATTGCTGTGTAGCAAGCTGCGCTTTGCGAGCAGACCACTCACCAGGATCGCCACCCTTTGTACCAGCTTTAACACTTGCGACGATACGTTTCCACTTAGCGGGATCACGCTTTACAGCACTAGACATGTCTCAGTATAGCAAAAGCCATAAACAGCAAAAAGACCAGCATGGCGGACTGGTCTTTCTGTTTGCAGAGTTTGTGTGTGTCGGGACTGACCGGGTTTCTGGCCTTTCCTTATTGATCTTTCGATCGATCAGATTCTACCATCTTGTTGACATCAACAATATGGTCGTACACGTCCTTGCGCATAAACATAACTGCGTCCCCTTTAATAAGTGATGCGTCTTTTAACTTATTAGTAAAGGGTTTAGCAAAGGCAACTAGCCTAGTTCGTTTCTGGCCATTTTTCATTAGTGCTATCCCTTGTTAATACTGTTCGCTTTGCAGTGTTAAGTTTGTGACGATGCAGTGCGATGTGTACTGCCTCGATCATCTCATCAAACATGGGGTTGTTTATTTTCCCAGATACAACAACTTCACCATTGTCTTCCATTACAAACTTAACAAACGGCTCATCTGGATTAGCGTTAAAGTAAGTGACCAGCATACCAGCAGCTTCGTGTAGATCAGGATCGATGTCCTCGTCAGTTTTGCACACAGGCACAATTTTAAAATTCATTCCATTACCTCCCAGTCATCATGTAATAGGTCATCTATTGTTGGCTTACCATGCAGTTTCTCGTCTTTGTAGCGACATATGATGACCCTCGAATCTACAACTATTGCGTACGTTCCTGGCAGCCATCTAGCCTGGCGCACGCGCTTGCCGTCACGTAATGCCTGTAGGGCTTCAATACCTGTCATTCACAGCCTCCCAAGCAAGTACAACCCAGTCCTTTGCCAATAAGTCTTCCAGGCTAAGATCCAGCGTATATGTGATGCATTCCATTATTCCTTCTGGACAACTGTAAGCTCGGACAAACCATCTGTTTTCAATGTCGTAGTAGTACCAACACTGCCAACATTTACGTGTAAACGGCAATCCAGTCTTGATCAACTCCATGCAACTATCTAAGGAAGAACGCTTGAGCTTAACCTCACCGTTACGCATAGCTGACTGGATCCTATATATGTGTGTTGTACTGACACTCCATTTACGAGCAACCGTTTTAACGTTTACGCCAGCCGTAAGCTCATCCTGAATCCCTTTAATGTCTTTCTCGCTTAACTTCCTACGGTTATCGGTACTAGTGGCCATAGTATTCCTCGTCACCGCGAAGCTTAATTACAAAAGCCTTGTAGGCTTCCATAATCGTTTCATGATCGCCATCGAACTCATCAATCAGATACTTGGGGAACCGACCAACATAGAAACACAGGATCCAGTCATCGACTAGCAAAGCTTCCGCCAGATCGTCGATGTAAGGCTCATAGCTGCGGCGCCCATGCTCGATACAGTTCATCATCTGTGGAGAAATGGATCCGTCGCCATCCAGGCGACGAACCCTACGCGCGAGCGCACGCTGTGACATGCCAAGGGCCTCACGGCGCTGCTTGATGTACTCATGCCCCTTCATCTTTTACCTCCACTCCCCAGATAGGCGATTTGCCCATCGGGTGCCATTTACCAAGGACCCAGCAAGGATCGCAAAACGTATCAGCCTCAATCTCAATCGTCTCAAGCAAATGCTCAGACGGACCGTTATGCATAACAAACATCAACTGTAATTCCGAATACCGCAGGTATTCATCATCATTCCAACAATCGAGGCGTGCAGGGTACCCATGCATAATCCACTCCAACGCCTTACTGATCGTTACCATTGCGTACCTTTATCCCTAGCTTATGAAGCAAACCAACCTTCTCCTCTGGCCGAAATTCAGAGTAATCACCAAGCGCTTCAAGCGCATCGATAGCTTTGTGGATAGCCCACGTAACGTCACGCGTGTCCTTCAAGAACGACGCCGACTCATACAAATCATCTACAACAATGTCCCTGCGCAGCTTCTCGTACGCGCTCTGGCACGCAAGCATAGACGCCAACACACTACGATACTGCGACCACGCAGCTTCTCTCTTATTCATAACAAACCTCCACCCGCAAGTATACCATGCAATCGCGCATACTACGCGACTTCATTACCCCATACGTCCCAGCCAGGGTACGGTCTACGCGCGAACAACTCGATCTTACGCATGCCCGGATACAACTGATCTATACGCTCATGCACAGCATCAGGCTTCCTGCTATGCTCCATTCGCGGCGCCATAACTACCTGTCTGACGCTCTCGTCAGACAGCTTCAAAGGCCTACCAGACTTGCAAGGGCTACCAACCAACACAAGCTCCGTCGTAGGCTTTACAACGCTAGGACGGACGCCCTGCGCGCCCACAGGCGTACCATCCTGCTTCGTCTTCACCCACACAAAGCCAACCCCCCTATACGCTAAGCCCCAGCCTCGCAATAAGTCCAGCGCAGCGTCCAGACGCGGACCAGTAGCCCACATAAACACCACGCTGCGCGAATGCAACAGCTGCTGGACAGGCAACGCCAACAGATCAGCGTCGCTCATCGTTGGGTAGAACTTCGCGGCGGCGCCCCACTTATCCTGGCTACCGCTATACGACCACGGGGGGTCACACAACACTACGTCATACTGAACGGAAGGGAAATCCATATACACCTCGGTACGTTATAACATGGCTTCTACGGCGGGAGAAAGTCAATTTTGAGGAGATGTTCCGTAGGCGTGGGGATCGTAAGAAAAAAATAATAAGGGGGCGGGGGCTTGCCATACCCCCCTGCCACACACGGTGTGTGAGGGAGGGAGGGGAGGGAAGGCACGGCGTCGCGTGCGTAGGGCGGCCCGCGGTAGCGGGCTGCTTCTCTTGGAGGGGGAGGCTTCCCCCGAACGGAAGCCATGCGGACGCATGGCCGCAGCTCCGCGCGGATGCGCGGGGCTGTAGCTCGCGCGGTAGCGCGATCTATTCCCAGCCGCGGATGCGGCTTGTTTGCGTTCCTGTTCAAAAGGCGGCGGCAGCCGACTTGCGAACAGGAGCATCCATCCCCCCAGCAAGTATGCGATACTGTCCCTGTTGGTGGTTGGAACACTCTGAAAGGAAACTAGTATGGAAAAAGATAGAATGTTTGCTATTTGCCGTGCGGCGAATACCTACTTCAAGAATATCGGTCACATCGACTGGGCGACAGACCGACAGTGCAAGTCATGGAATGTGGACTATTGGCGCATAACGCAGTCCGACAATGATTTTGCTGAGCCTACCGCGTACGTTGTCGAATTCGACCTTGCAGTCTTCACCGATTGTGAAGGCGTAGAAAGTACTTGTGAAGGTACTTGCGACATGGGCGAAAGTGAACAATTCCGCATCCATGTAGAATCCGGTCACGACGCGGAATGTTTGATGAAATACGCGCTGGCCGACCCAGACTGCTGGATTATGTCCATCAGGTCGGAACCTGATAGCGTGCGAAAGTGGACGACTAGATAGTTTAGACTGCCTGCCCGGGCAACCGGGCAGGTTTGAAGGAAAGGAAAGTAGAATGAAACTCAAAACAATTGCAGGATTAGACGGGTACGAATTTGCTGGTGCTATCAGCAAGGCGACAGATAACGCGGAAATTGCCGAAGCGGCATATCAGCGTGCTAGAAATGCCAAACATAACGCCAATTATCAAATTGAATGTCCGACAGTCTTTATCAGCGAAGCGGCCGCGGATTGGGATACTGTAATTTCATTGTCTGATATTCGCGCATTGGTAGCAAGCGTTGAAATTATCGCCGCAGAAAACGGTATCTTGCTGCCGCAGAATTGGCAGGTAATCTATTGATGCGGCGGAATAGCCCGGGCAACCGGGCTAGACTTCGCGAGTTTATAGGTTTTGTTCTAATATTCGCGCTCGTAGTATTGGCCAGTGGCCTAAATAACAATTGAAACTTTACAGCCCGGGCGACCGGGCTTTTTTTCCGGCCGGCCATTGAAGCCCAGCAGGTATGCGAGGGCTTCAATGGTGAGAGTAAAAGACAGTGTCACAAAGTGACGGCCTGATTATTTGTAGATAATAGAATCAATATTAGACTCCACAAAAATAGTAATAGTAACCACGCGCTCCACTATATAGATCCATATACACATACACACATCGTTCTCTCAACCCTTTCAGTGGCGCGTAGCGCTGCGGATGCAGCGGTACGCAGGTCGCGTCCTTCCTCCCAGCTTTCTTCTACACAGGGCGTAGGTGGCGCGTGTGCGTCGCGGTAGCGTCCACATGCAGTGGGCGGTTGTGCTTTGCGAAGCGTAGGCGGTGCCTGGGATCAGGTATAGCCGTAGCGCAGCAGCTTCTCAATTCCCTCGCCGGGCAGTCGCCGGGCAACACATACACGCAGGTAAGCGGGTGCCTCGCCGGGCCGCGCGGGGCGCCGCGGTAGCGGCGTCCTGCGGCTGCGCGGAGCGCTGCGGATGCAGCGGTCTGCACCCCGCGGTAGCGGGGTTAGCACATAGCTGCGCGGATGCGCGGGTATGTATTCGGGGGCCTCACAATTTGCTGTCGCTGTGCTATCCCCCTTGATGCGTTACACAAAGCGTGGAGTAGGGAAAAGGATCGCGAAGCGCACATACTTCTTCTCGGCAGCAGTGCGCCCACGCTCGCCTACCTGATTGCGTACTGTTCGTAGTGGGGGCAGATCGTATAGACACAAGCCTAAGCGTGGAAGCACGTCAGCTGCCGGGAAAAATTTTTTGGCCTTTCTGGGGGGAGTCTGGCCAGTTGTCGTACTGCACTAGGTCGCGCGCAATTGTGGAGGGCGCGCGCTTGGGCTGGCCGTTGGGGTTGTTCGGGCTGTCGATCGTGTCGCGCTAGGTGGTGCGGGTATGTGGCAATTTCGCTGTTGGCTACGTTCGCGCAACCTTGTTGCATTCTTTCGCGAAGCTCCGCGCGTTTTACACT